GGTCGACCACAACGGTAGTAGTTCCGTCCTGGCACCATGAGAAGCCCCCTCGGAGTTCGCCCAGCAGCTTGCTGCCGCGGTTCGAGAGCAATGGCTCAACGGCGCCAAGACCTCCCACTACGCGCCGGATCGCACGGCAAAGCTCGGAGCGGAGTGTGATACGACAGTCAGTTTGCACTTCCGGGACCAGCTGGGATGATGCGGCTCTTGCTGGGACGGCGGGCCGCATAGAGGGCGATCCGCTGCCTCCGTTTTTGGAGCGGTTTGCGACAGAGGTTTGATCACGCGGGAAGCCGGTTTTCCACAACAATCCACCGCCGTGCGACAGCGGTTTGCAGTTTCGTGTTGACCTGAAAACAGGATCCGGCAGATCAGTGGCCGAGGTGCCAGAATCGGCAGAAGTTGCACCGATATGGATGCATGCCCCGGTCGCCGGTGCGTCGCCGGTAGCCGATGACCGCCGTGATCGCCTGGGCCTGGTTCTCGTACTGGCGCTTGCCGGTGCAGCCATTCCGGCGCAGGCGCCGTTTGCTGGCCATAGACTAGGGTGCAGGCCAGAGTGTTCCTACGGCCAGTAGCGCCACAGAGGCCGCGAAACACACGAGAGCGGCCTTGAAGCGGGTGAGTTTCTGGCGCAGGATCGGCGTGTTCAGCTCGCACCAGTGCATCTGGTAGTCAGCTAACGTCTCGAGCAACTGGGTCTCGGGAAGGCCTAGCATCTCTTCACGGAAGAAGGCTAGCTTCGGCGCCGTCTTAATCTGCGCCGTCCAATATGCAGCGACGGCCAAGCCGATCGCCATGGCGGTGACCACGACCCAGACAACCGCCAGCCACCCGGGGTTGAAGTCCTGGCCCAATCGCCCCACATAGAGGCTCGTGAAGCCCAAGAGGCCGGCGGACCGAAGATTCGCGCTCTTCACCTCGTCGATTTGCGTTGCAATGGCTCCCTTGGCCGTTTCGTAGTAGATCTTGATGGACGCAAGGTCACGGGCTCGTGTCGGGGTCTCCGGCTCGATTTCAGAGGGAGTAGTGTTCATGTCGGATTCGTCCACGTCATCAACCTCCTGGGCGCAGACCACACGGGTTCCCGAGTCTACCGCCAAGGAGCAGCGGGTGCCCCCGCAGGTTCCGCCACCTGCTTCGGATTCCTGTGCGGAGTTCGCCGGGTACGACGGCGATGGCGTAGTCGCGTTCGAGTTCCCAGTTGAGCCCGGTCGCCACCCGTAGGATTCCGCCTACACCCACCTCTTGCAAGGCGCCTTCCTGGGTCGCCTGCGAGGTCGGGGTCAACGTCCAGCCTCTGCGTGCCGGCACTCGGCCGGCCAGTGCCACGTGCCGGGTTTGCCGGTGGAGTCGTGGACCTTGGACGTCGCCCAGAGCAGCCCGCGGGCGCCGGCCTGGCCGGGCTCGAAGTCGTTGCCGAAGTCGGTGAACACGATCAGGTTGCTGTAGCCCTCGGCCGCGTGGATGCCGCGCCAGACGCGGACCGGCGTCCCCGGCCGGCAGGCGCCGACCCCGCCGATCTTGCAGCCGTCGTGCTCCCCGTAGACGTAGTGGACGACGCGGCCCTCGAGCAGGCCCGGCAATGCGCTCATACACCCGAGACTGCCACGCCGACGCGAGAAGCTCGATTAAAGCCCTTTACTCGCGGACGGCGCCGGTCGAGCGATATGCTCGGGCCATGAACTTCGCAGTGAGAATCAGCCTCCCGAACTTCTTCCTGTCAGTGTCCTGCTCGGAACGGCAGGAGGGACCGAGCAAGGCGATGCCCGAACAGATCGAGTTCATCAGGAAGGAAATCCTGGGGATCGACCCGGGCCCCAAAGCCGAGCCCGGGAAGCCAGGTGAATCCCCGGGCAATCCTCTCTATGTCCGCCCAGTCGGCCTGGCCGTGAATTTCATGCCCCTTTTTCCTCCCGGAGGACAGGGGCCTGCAGCGGAAGGAATGGCTACGCCGGAGAATGGTGACTGACGACGATACCGGCGGAAGCGAACAACGGCTCCAGTTCCTGTAGCAATGCCTCATTCGCGACCAAGGCGCCGATCTTCGCCACTTCCAGCAAGGCGGCCTTCTCGGCGTCCGCTTCCGAATTGCCGGCCGCAAATTCCTTCGATTTCACGGTCCTGAAAACCCGGCTCAACTCGGGGCGTCGCTTGCGGAGGGCTTTGAGGATGGCCGGCCCGGCGTTCACATCCCACACCCTGGGACCAAACATCTCGGGGCCAAGCCGCTTGTCGTTCTCGCGTCTCAAATCCTCTTCCATCCGGCGTTTCCATTCCAGCTCTTCCATGGCATCACTTTCCTTCTCGGGCGCGTGAGCGGAGCCAGCCTAGCAGTCGATCTAGCACCTTGACAATCTAACGATGCGGTTGCGTATGGGGCGTTCTTTGGCGTCAGTTGCAAACCGTTGTCGTTTTCCACCATGTCACAAGGAGGAACAAAACTCACGTTTCATTCACGGATTGACATGGATCGGCGGGCGTTCGGCGTTCTATGTGTTTGAGGTTGTTTCGGCGGCCAAACTGACCTACGAAACCAGGAAATGGTTTCAGCGCATCACATGCGTCTGCCTGACCAGACGATCCGCCCCACTATCGCTAGGTCCTGGCTTTCATCCTGCATGGAAACGATGAAGGGCTCATAGGCCGGATTGTCGCTCGCGACCTTGAGCTTCCCACCCGGCAACCACTGGAGCCGTTTCACCAGCAAAGCGCTGTTCAAGCGAAGCAGGTAGATGCCATCCCGCACGGACGTGTCGCTTCGGTTTACCAGGATCAGATCGCCTGGACGAAGGGTCGGCTCCATGCTCTCGCCTTCGACGTGGACCAGGGCCAAGTCCTCTGGGCGTACCCGAAGTTCGGTCAACAACCAGCTCCTCTTGAAGGCCAGGGTGTCTTCCACCAGCTCGGCCTCGACGACAGCCCCGCCCCCCGCAGAGGCAGTCACGTCGAACAGCGGGACATACACATGGTCTGCGGTTAGGACCGGCGAGGAATCCGTGGGTTGTGCTTGTGCTGTCCCATCGTCCGGCCGGGTCGGCCCCTCACCAGTCGCAAGCCACTCGACCCGCACGCCTGAAGTCCGGGCGATCGCGATCAGCTTTTCGAGTCCCGGCAGAGACTCCCCAGCTATGTACTTTCGCAACAGGCTCTCATTGACTCCAGCTTTTTTGGCGAAGGCGTTGATGGAGGATCCCTTCGGAATGATCGAACCAATTCGCCTGGCAAATGCTGCTATTTCTTCAGGCGAAAGCCCCCGCCCGGAGTCTTCCTGGTCGGCTAACCCTGCGGGGTTTCCGCTTATTTGGCGAGGCTGTTCAGAAATTTCCATTGACAACTTCGCCAAATTATATGAATATCGACCTCAATCATGCTGGAACCTGAAACTAGTTTACCCGCCCTCCATCCCGAAGACATAAAGGCCGGTCTGCGGAAGCGCGGGTCTTCGCTGTCGAAGATCGCCCGTAGTCTTGGTCTTCATCGCACGACTATCTCGAACGTTCTGTACGGCCGCCAGTCCCGCCGCGTCCGAATCGCCATCGCCCAGCAACTCGGGATGAAGCCCGAGCAACTGTGGCCGAACCTGTAGGTACCTGCTGATGCTGGACATCTCCCGGAAGCTCTACATCCTGGGCGCCATCCGCGTCCGATTCGGGAAGCCTCGCCTGAAGGCCCGCTACTGGCGGAAGGGCGCCCATACCCGCTATGCCAGCCGCCTGATGTAGGCCAGTAAGGAAACGAGCGATGGACCAGGATCATTACTTCTCGGCCGAAGAGATCGTGGAGGCGACAGGCGTCCTGCCCGAGATCCCCGGGACGTCGCGGGGCTTCGAGATGTGGGCAGAACGGAACGGCATCCCCAAGCGCGTTCGGGAAGCCCGCGGCGGCGGCTGGGAGTACCTGGCGTCATCGCTGCCCAAGCGGGTCCAGGCCAAGCTGCGGGGCCACGTCGTGGCCGAGCAGCGCGAGGCGGCCCAGATCGAAGAGCGAGAGACCATCCCCTACTCGCCGGAGCAACTGCTGCTCGGGCTGGAGCAGGCGATCGAAGAGGAGCGCGAGCAGATCGCCGCCGAGGGCGGGGCCGCAACGGCCTTCAAGCTGCCCAAGGTGGCGGTCGAGCGGATGGAGGCCAGGACCGAGGCGGTCTGGGCGTTCCTCGAATGGCACAAGAACAACGAAGAGGCGCTGTCGCCGTCGCGGGTGCGGTTCTGCGAGATGTGGGCCGCCCGGTCGATCCCGACCGTGTCGCCCAAGACCTACGCGGCGCTGCCCGAGTTCCACCCCGCCAGCCTGCGGCGGTGGCAGGAGCAGGTGAAGAGCGAGGGCCTGGGGCGCCTGGCAGGCAACTACGGCCGGAGGGGCGAGCCCGACCTGATCAACGGCCAGACCAAGGTCCGGGACACCATCTTCCAGCACCTGGTGCTCGAGCCCCGGGCCAGCGTGGCGAACCTGTACCGGTTCCTCGAAGCCAAGATGGCCGACGAAGCGGACATCGAGCTGCCGAGCAAGCGGTCGGTCGAGCGCTACATCGTGACCTGGAAGGCCCTCAACCCGGACCTGTGGCTCGCGATGTCGGACCCGCAGGGCTTCCGGGGCAAGATCCAGGCCGCCTTCGGGAGCTACTCGGCGAACGTCAAGAGGCCGAATCAGCTCTGGGAAATCGACAGCACGGCCACCGACGTCCACACCGACGACGGCCGCCTGACCATCATCGTGCTGATCGACGTCTACACCCGGCGCGTGATGGTGCTGGTGTCGCAGACCAGCAAATCCACGGCCATCGCGACCCTGCTGCGGCGGGCGTTCCTGGAGTGGGGCATCCCCGAGACCATCAAGACGGACAACGGCAAGGACTACGTCAGCCGCCTGATAAAGCGGATCATCCGGGACCTGAGCATCGAGCACAAGCTCTGCGACCCGTTCTGCCCCTGGCAGAAGCCCCACGTCGAGCGCTTCAACCGGACGCTGCAGCACGGCCTGGTCGAACAGTACCCGACCTTCGGGGGTCACAACGTCAAGGACGCGATGACGCAGCGCGAGCGCGAGCGCCTGGTGGAGCGCCTCACGGTGAAGGTGAAGGCGCACAAGGGCGAGGACCAGGGACCGGTCGATCTCTGGGCCGGCACGACCCAGGAAAGCCTCCAGACGTTCTACAGCACCTGCGTCGACATCTACCACCACGAGCCGCACGAGGGCCTGGGCGGCAAGACGCCGTTCCAGGTGATGGCCGAGTGGGACGGGAAGGTCCGCAAGGTCCGCGACGAGCGCTACCTGGACGTGCTCCTGGCCGAGGCGCCCGGGGACGGTCTGCGGATCGTCCAGAAGAAGGGCGTCAAGGTGGACGGCGGCTACTACATCGCGCCCGAACTGGGCGAGTTCGTGGGCCACCAGGTGGCGGTTTTCTGGGATCCCGAGGACATCGGCCGCATCAACGTGCGGTCTCACACCGGCGACTTCATATGCTGGGCCGTCTGCCCGGAGCGGGGCGACCTGGGCATCTCGCAGCAGGAAGTCGCGGCCAAGGCCACGGCGATCCAGAAGGCCGCCATCAAGGCCAAGTTGGCCGAGATCAAGGCCTCCGGCAAGCTGACCAAGGCCGACGTGATCGAGACGATCATCGAGTACAAGACGGGCCGGAACAGCAAGCTGACGCCCTTCCCGAAGGCCGAAGTCGAGTACGTCTCGCCCGGCCTGGAGCAGGCGGCCGAGGCCGTGGCGGCGGCCAATGCCGTCGACGCGCCCAAGACCCCGGAGCAGGACGCGGCCGACAAGGCGGCGACCGAAGCGGCGATGGGCGACCAGGGACCGTTGGAAGAGCCGCAAGACCGGTACCGCCGCTGCTTCATCGCCCGCCACCGGGAAGAGCCGGTGAGCGAGGAAGACCTGGCGTGGATGGCGGGGTTCGAGCAGTTGTCCTGGGGGCGCGGCCTCAAGGAAGCGCTCGAACTGGCCGCCGAACAGGGACAGCTTTAGGCCCGGCCCCGCGGCCGGCGCCATCGCAAGGGAGGTAGTTCATGCGCAGTCAGATCGCGATGGTCAAGAACCTCGAGAGCATGTTCGGGGCGTACAGCTCCGTCGAAGACGCGGCGCCCGGGTTCCCCAAGATGATGCTCATCCACGGGTTCACGGGCGCAGGGAAGTCCACCGGCACCGGGCTCATAGGCGTCAAGAAGAACGCCCTCTTCGTCCGGCTCACCGCGCTGATGTCGGCCAAGCCGTTCATGGGCGCCATGTGCAAGGAGGCCGGCATCGAGCCGGTGGGGACGCTATCCAACCAGTTCGAGGCCTGCGTCCAGATCATCAGCAAGAAACGCCAGCCCCTGATCTTCGACGAGATCGACTACGGCATCGCGCAGCCGCGCATCATCGAGACGATCCGCGACTTCGCCGACGTGGCCGACGTGCCGGTCATCCTGGTCGGGATGGAAGGCGTCGAGCGCAAGCTGGTCCACCGCTTGCAGCTCGCCCGCCGCATCACGCAGTGGGTGAAGTTCAAGCCGCTCGACACGGAAGACGCCCGGCGGCTGGTCGCGGCGGTCTGCGAAGTCGAGATCGCCGACGACCTGGTGGAGAAGGTCCACCAGAAGACGAACGGTTCCATCGGCCTGATGACGCCCGTCCTCGCCCGCATCGAGGCGTATGCGAAGCAGCAGGGCTGGAGCGGCATCAACGCCAAGCAGTGGGGCGATCGCGAGATGTTCCTCTCGAAGGCCCCCCGGGTGACGGGCGCCCCGCCCGTCAAGCCGCCGGCGCCCGGCGAAGGCGAGGACCGGTGATGGGCCGCAAGGGGCAGCGGCGCAGGCGGATGGCGCCGGATAGCGCCAGGGCCCGGGTGTGGAAGGCGATGCGCATCATGCGGACGTTCACCCGGAGCGACCTGATGGCGGTCGCCGAGGCGACCCGGGACAACCTGGACCGGTACATCCCGGCGCTCGAGCGGGCCGAGTACCTCATCCGCGCCCGGGACAAGCTCAACGGCGTCCCGGCCGGCCACATCATCTACCGCCTGGTGCGCGACACCGGGCCATCCCACCCGATCCCCTGGGTCGACGGTCGGGTGTTCGATCAGAACGAGCGGAAGATCTTCGGGACGGCCGCGAAGTGCGGGCAGTGCGAGGCCCGGCAGCCCGAGCGCGGTTGTCCGGACTGCCCGGACTGGGCGGCCGAGGCGTAACGCCATGTTCCCGCGGATCTTGGAATTCGGGCCAAAGAAGGGCCGCAAGAAGAAACCGGATGACGTGGCGTCCCTGAAGCGCGAACTCGCTCGGGTCCGGGAGCGCCTGGCGTTCCTGGAAGAGTACCTGACCGAGGAGACGGCCGAGACGTGGGCCAAAGTCGATGGCGGCCTGATCATCTACACGGTCTGGGCGCGTTCGACGGTCCGCCGCCAGGCCGCCGGGACCACGCCGCACATCGTGGCCTACGACCGGCTCGGCGAAGCCGAGAAGCGGATGTGGGAGGCCGCCGCCGCGATGCTCTACAAGCGGCTCGTGCGGCATATCAGGAGCTTTGCGCCAAATGTCTGACTGGAGTGCCGCGCTTCGCGAGGAATGCGAAAAGACCAGCCAGGTCGCCGTGGCCCGGCGCCTGGGCATTTCCGCCTCGACCATCAACCAGATCTTGAAGGGCGTTTACAAGGGCAATCTGACCCGGTTTGAAACGCTCGTACGGGGGGAGCTGATGCGCGAGACGGTGGTCTGCCCTGTGATGGGCGAGATCACGAAGCGCCGGTGCCACGACGAGCAGCGCCGTCCCTTTGCGGTCACCAATCCGGTCCGCGTCGCGGTATGGAGGGCGTGTCGGGACGGGTGCCCGCACAGCACCATTCGCGAGTGAAGGAATCACAGACGTGGCATTGACATGGCTTGACGAAGAAGTACAGCACCTGGCCGCCAAGGCGGTTGCCGAAGAGATGGCCGCCCACAAACTGGCCAAGGACCAGAAACTGGCCAAGGACCAGAAACTGGCCAAGGTCCCGCAGGTCGAACTCGTGGCGTCGCTCCTGGCCCTCGGGGCCGGGGAGTTCTTCGAGTCGGAGCGGCAGGTCAATCCGGCGCGGGCCGTCCACCAGGCGCTCAAGGCGAACGCCCTGCTGCCATTCCTGGCGCCGCCCAAGGAACCGGCGCCCCTGGCGGTCCAGCTCCCGGCGGATCTCCTGGCGGACTTCATGGAAGCCAAGGCGCCGAACAACGGGCGGGCGCTCGAAATCCTGCGGGAGCGCCTGGCGTTCTACCTGGACATTCCGGCCGGCGCCGTGTTCCTGCCGGGCGGTCAGGAAGTCCGGGCGATCATCGTACGGACGCTTGTCCCCTTTGCCGAGTTCGTCACGATGGCCTTCGTTCACGACGGGACGAAGCGGCTTAGCTTCGACTGGGCATGGGGCACCGGCGAGGTTTCCGGTGTGCTTGCGGATGAGCCGGAGCGCCAGGAGGTCGTGGGGCAGCTCGAGGACCTGGCCACCCTCGCGCTCCTGTACTGGGACACGTGCGAGGAGCCCCTCAAGACGCGGCTTCCGCATACGACCGAGCAGGAACTCGCGAAGCAATCCCAGAGCCGGCGGGAGCGGCACAAGGCGTCTCGGTCGCTCTTCAACGTCGTGCGGCTCTCGCCACCGGCGGACCGGTTCGGGCGGACGGCAGACGAGCGGTCAGCCGGCGGGACCTGGAAGCTCGGCGTCCGGATTCAGGTCCGCGGCCATTTCAAGATGCAGGCCTATGGCGAGGGCCGGAAGTTGCGGCGCCTGACCTGGATCGCGGCCTACGAGAAGGGCCCGAAGGAAGCGCCCTTCAAGCCCAAGTTGCACAAGTTGTCGGCCCCCGAGCGGGGCGAGAGGGAGGGACAGTGACACGCACCAAGTATTGGTTCACGCCGGCGGCCCGCGTCGCCGGCCGGGAGACCTTCAACCGGCTCCGGGTCCACATCGTGGCGCCGGAGCCCCGCCCGCGCTACCCGCGCCGGCTGCGGCTGACCGAGCGCCTCGCGGCCGCCTGGGCGGCGTTCTGGGGGGCGGCGCGATGAGCGCCCCGGCGCGGCTCGGCCTGACGGCCGACGAGTGGAACGCCCGGTTCCCCGTGGGCACGCCGGTCCGGTTCTGGCCCGGCGGCCGGCGCGGGCGGAACGACATGCCGGTGGACACCCGGACCACTGGCGAGGCCTTCCCGTTCCCGGCCGGCTTCACGCTGGTGGCGACCGAGGCCGCCGGGCTGGTCGCCCTGCAATTCGTGGAAGCGCTCGAAGCGTAGCAAGAAAGGAACCCGCGGAAATGTCAGGCAGAGTCAAGACCGAAGCGGCCCGGTGGGTGCCGCAGACCCGAGAGGAAGTCACGGACGCGATCGCCGAGATCGGCGCCTTGCAACGCGACTTGCAGGACCTGCAGGTCCGGATGAACGACGAGCTGTCGGCGGTGAAGCTCTCGTACGAGCGCGAGGCCGAGGGGCCCGCGCTGCGCATCGACGCGCTCAAGGCCGGCGTCCAGATCTGGTGCGACGCCAACCGGCGCGAATTGACCCACGGCGACAAGACCAAGACGGCGCACCTGGGGTCGGGCGAGGTGTCGTGGCACCTCACGCCGCCCAGGGTGACGATCCGGGCGGCCGACGTCGTCATGGAGGATCTGCGCCGCCGCGGGCTGACGCGGTTCATCCGGACGGTCGACGAGATCAACAAGGAGGCCATCCTGGCCGACAAGGACGCCGTCGCCGGCGTCAAGGGCATCACCATCAGCCAGAAGGAAGAGTTCATCATCAAGCCCTTCGAGGCCCAGCTCGAGACGGGGGCGGCGTGATGAGCGGGATGCACGAGATCCGGCTCGAGCTCAGGGGCTGTGGATTCCTCGACATCACGCGGGGCCACACCCAGTTCAACGACGAGAAGGGCCAGATGCTGTTCACCGAAGGGCGCTGGTCGGGCAAGGCGCCAGAAGGCGCCACCCAGACCGTGAGCATCCTGGGCGACGGCGGGTACCTGCGGCTGGCCCGGGCCGACGTGCCCGAGTTCATCAAGGCGCTGAAGGCGGTGGCGTCGTGATGCTGTTGGAGTCTTGGTTCTGATGCGCACCTGCGAGATCGTCCCGGGCTGCCCCGCCGTGGTCCCCTCGACGATGTTCGGCTGCAAGCGCCACTGGTTCATGGTCCCGGAGCCGATCCGCCAGGAAGTCTGGCGGACTTGGCAGGCCCGTCTTCGCGGCGATCCCGCGGAGCCCCACCTGGCCGCCAAGAAGAAAGCCCAGGAAGCCGTGGCGCGCGTGCTACCCGGGAGGCTCTTCTGATGAGCTCCCGCGCCGTGAAGTGCCGGTATTGCCCGGCGTTCATCATCTGGCTCAAGACGCCGCTCGGCCGGTCCATGCCCGTCGACGCCGAGACGGTGGGGTTCGGTGACTGGGTGTTCGACCCGAACCGTGGCCACCGAGCCCACTGGGCCACCTGTCAGAATCCCCCGCCGCGCAAGCGGTAGCTGACCGGCGACTCCCCGATCGTAGCCCGACTCCCCAGTCCGAGGTAGCAGCCCATGGTCATCTACGTCTGCAGCCCGCTCCGGTCCACCCACGACCGCAGCCAGGCCCAGCACCAGCAAGACGCCCGGCACTACATGGCCGAGGTTCTGAACCTGGGACACTCGCCGATCGTCCCGCACCTGCTCCTGACCCAGGTCCTCGACGACGACAGCCCGATCGATCGCGAGGTCGGCATCCGGGCCGGCCTCGAACTGCTGGGCACGGCCGACGAGGTCTGGGTCTTCGGGCCGTACCTGTCCGAGGGGATGCGCCGCGAGGTCCGGTTCGCCCGGGTCCGGGGCACGCCGGTGCGGTGGTTCCCCGGCGGGCGCGTGGCCGGGGGCCACGAGATCACGGTGGACTGGATCCACCTGCGGGGCGCGGACGGCAAGATCGTGGACGCCGAGGGCGATGCCCTGGTGCCCGCGGGGAGGCCGGACTGATGCAGATCGGCACGTTGTGGTCAACCCTGACGCGGCTCGGCACCCCGCGGCGGGTGGCGCGCGGGGAGTTCTGCTTCCTGGAAGGCGACCGGGCGACGTCGGTCTTCGTGCTCGACGTCGGACGCATCCGGCTCTTCACCGGCAACGAGGACGGGCGGGAGCTGACGCTCGCGATCGTCCGGCCGGGCGAGGTCTTCGGCGAGGTGGCGCCGGCCGCGGAGCAGCGGCGCGAGGCGTCGGCCCAGGTCACGAGCCCCCGGGCGCTGGTCCGCGAGATCCGCTGGGGCGAGCTGCTCGGGCACCCGAAGGCCGTCGAGATCACCCGGCACTTCCTGGGCCAGGTGTCGCGGCGCTGCGCCGAGCGCGACCGGCAGCTCCTGGCGATGGCGACGCTGGACGTCGCGGCCCGGGTGGAGCGCACCCTGGCCGAGCTGCTACGCCTGGATGGCACGCTGCTGGACATCACCCACCAGGACATCGCGTGCCTGGTCGGCAGCAGCCGGGAGCACGTCACGCGGGCGCTGAACGCCCTGGCCGTCCGCGGCATCCTGCTGCTCAGCCCGAAGCGCATCCAGGTCCTGCGGCCTGACCTGCTGGGCGGCGCGGCAGCGTTACCCGGGGGGGCATGAGGCGATGGCGGGCAAAAGGGAAGAGGCGGATGCGAAGCGGAAGAACCAGATCGCGGCCATTCACGTCGCGAAGACTCAGCTCGGCATGTCCGACGGCGACTACCGCGCCATGCTGCGCAGCGTCGGCAAGGTCGAGTCGGCGAAGGACCTCGACTGGGCGGGCCGGCAGGCGATGCTCGACGCCCTGCGGAAGCTCGGGTGGAAGAACCGGCGGGCCAGGCCCCGCGGGCCGCAGGCCACGACCCAGAGCGACAAGATCAAGGCGCTCTGGCTGGAGCTGGCCCGGGTGGGCGGCACCAAGGACGCGTCAGAGGCGGCGCTGTCGGCCTTCTGCCGGCGGATGGTCCGGGTGGACCGTGCCGAGTGGATGACGGTGGGGCAGGCGCAGAAGGTCATCGAGTGCCTCAAGCAATGGCTGAAGCGGGTGCAGGATGAGCAGCCAGTACCCTGAACTCCTGGCCGACATGGCCTTCAAGGTCTGCATGTTCCTGGCCGATCGCGGCGTGCCGGCGCAGACCGCCCAGGCCGCGAGCCGCGACCTGGCCGAGCATGTCCGCGGCGCCTGGGGCGGGCAAAGCCTTTATGTCCGCCGGCCCCAGGAGTCGCTCTTCGACGCGCCGGACCCGCCCTCGCCGGGCGGGCGATCCGGGATCATCGCCGACATCGAGGCGGTGGTGGACCGGCGCCTGGCCGCCGAGGTCGGGCCGACCCGGGCCGTCGAACTGGCCCGCGCCGTCGCCGGTCTCGTCGAGAGCGACTGGGCCGGCACGAGCTTCTACATCCCGCAGGGGCGGGACTACGACGTAGACCGGCTCAAGCACGAGATCTTCAACCGGTTCGACGGCACGAACCGGGAGCAGCTGTCCCGCGAGTTCGGCATCTCGAACGTGCGGATCTACCAGATCTGCGCCGAGATGCGGGCGCGGGCCATCTTCGAACGGAATCTGCGGCTCTTCGAGAGCCTGTGACGGTGCGCCCATCAGCGAGGGAGGAACGATGCAGCAAGGCGGAATGTCGGCGATCACCGCGACGGTCGCACGGCGGTACGGGGTCCCGATCGAGGACATCCTGGGAGCGCGGCGGTTCAAGGAGATCGTCGAGCCGCGCCACGTCGCCATGTACCTGATGCGCGTGTCGGGCTACAGCTTCGGGCACATCGCCGACTGGGTGGGCCGCGACAAGTCGACGGTGATCCAGGGCGTCCGTAAGGTCGAGCGGCTGCTCGACGAGAGCGAGGACATGGCCGACCTGGTCGTGGACCTGCGCGGCGAGATCCGGGCCTGCGGGTGCGCGTGATGGCGATCGCCGCATCGCCGCCGTTCGCCGAGGACTACGAGGCGTTCTGCGCCATCTGGCGGCGCGACGTGGTGGACCTCTGGGTCAACCACCACGGCTTCGTCCAGGTCGAGCTGCGCGACAAGGGGGCGTGGCACGCGTGGCCGGCGTGGTTCCGCCGGACGCTCATCCGAATCGTCCACCGGCGGTACGGGCGGAATTGCCTCTGGGTCCTGCGCGGGCCTTCAAGCGCTTTGCTCGACCACCCGGAGGCGCCTGGGCCAGACTGAAGACTCATCCCCCCTTTTTGCCACGCAGGCCGCTGCCGGGATCTTCGCCAGGTCCCGGCGGCGACCGTTTTGGCCCAGTAAAGCGCTTTAATCGCCCCGGCGGGCGACGGACGGCGATGATGGGGACCATGGACCCCGGCGCGGACTGAACTGGGGAGTCCGGTCCGCCCCGGGGCGACTTCAGAGCCACGGATCCCAGAGAGCGAGAGCTCCGGTCCCACCGCGTCAGCAGCAGGTCGTTTGCCGACCGGCGTCCGGCCAGGCCGAGCCAACAGGGCGAGAAGGAGGGACGGGCCTTCGCTCTTCGATCCGCTCCGGGAAAGGAGCCTGCCGTGAATTCCGACCGGTACCGCCTGGTCCGCACGATTTCGAACCAGGCGCTCGAGGCGATCCTCTCGTTCTTCGAAGCATGGGAGCCCGGGCGCGGGGATGTGCCGCTCGCCCTCGACCTGCTCGGGGCCGAACGCGAGGCCCGCATCGACGAATTGGCCGTCGCCAGGCAGGTCGCAGACCGCTCCTTCGTCGAAGCGGTCATCGACCGGGTGATGGTCGGGGAGCCAGCCGCCGCGCCGCCCGGGGACGTGATCCCCTTCGACCCGCGGCTTTGCCCGGGCGAGACGCACCGCTCTGGTGCAGGCTGCGACTGCATCGACATCCCGGTGGTCCGGAAGTCCCCGGCCGAACCGCCGGGGCCGAAGCCGGCGCAGAGCGCACCCCCCGCGCCGTCCGAGTTCGGCGCCGTGGCCGGGCCGAAGCGCTGTGACGAATGCGGCACGCCTGGCGCCAGGCTCTGCCACCGGTGCCGGTTCAAGCGTGGGCGGCAGGCCAAGGCCGCCAAGGCCGCGAAGAAGAAGGCCCCGAAGGAGCAGGCCGCCGATGCGGAGGGCGAGAGTCGTAGCCTGGTCACGCGGCAAGGCACCTGCCGGAAGTGTCGCAAGGGCTTCGAGTACACGACCGGCGCCCGGACCCAGGGTGAGCGAACCATCTGCCCGCCGTGCGACGGCCAGGTCCGGTGCGTCCATTGCGCCCGGTGGACCCGGGGCTCGGGCGGCATTTGCCCGACGTGCCGGGCACACGGCAAGACGAAGCTCGACTCGGCGATCGGCCGGCTCCTCGCCGAGCCGGTGCCGGTGATCGCCGAGGAGTACGTGACCGGCGACGGCAGCGGCGGCCTGGAGCGGGGCCGGACCTACAAGGTCACGCGCCTGGCGCCGGCCGGGTGGCGCGACGGGCAGGACGCCGTCGACCAGCTCGATGGTGAGCCAGACGTGGACGTCGAGGTGGAGGGCCTGGGTGGCCGGAAGCTCTGACCGGCCGTTCCGGTTGCCGTTCGATTCGCCGGTCGAGAGCGGCCTGCCGAATGGCGCCGTCCTGCGCGGTATGCATGCCGCGATATGGCGGGCCTACCAGATCGTCGGCGCCATCTGGCTGTGGGACCTGCGGCTCAATTCGAACCTGGCCCTGCGGGACGCGTACTACCGGGTGCACCAGGACCTCGAGGACCGCATCGGCCTGCACCTCTACCGCGATCCTTAAAGCGCTTTGATCGCCCCCGCCGCCCCCCTTGAACGACGATCGGCCCAGGAGTCCCACGATGCCCAAGCCCCAGATCACCTGGCTCATCAGCCCGCACCACAACCTGCGGCCGGGCGGGGAAGCCGACGTCGACACGATCGTCTTGCACCACACGGCCGGCACCGGCTCGGCGCGGAGCACCGCGCTGTACTTCGCCGACCCCAAGAGCAAGGTCAGCAGCCACTACGTCATCGGGAAGGACGGCGCGATCGTCCAGTGCGTCCAGGACGCGAAGCGGGCCTGGCACGCCGGGCAGAGCGCCTTCCGCGGCCGGGGCGACGTCAACGACTTCTCGATCGGCATCGAGCTGGTCAACCGCGGGGACGGCAAGGACCCGTTCCCGGACCCGCAGTACTGGGCTCTCGCCGACCTGGTCGCCTACCTGATGCAGGCCTACCGCATCCCCGCCGAGCGGGTGGTCGGCCACCGCGACGTCGCGCTTCCCCCGGGCCGGAAGACCGACCCTGCGAGCAACTTCGACTGGGCCCGGCTGCGCCGCCTGGTCGGCGACCGGCAGAAGCCGGCCGCGCCCAGACCCGTCTCGCCCGCCCCGCCGGCCGCCGCGCCGGCGCCAGCACAAGAGAGGACCGTCATGAACCTGAATGCCAAGGCCATCCCCGTCGCCCTCAACGTCCTGGCCGGCGTCGCCGTGGCGGCCGAGGCCTCCACGGGTTTCCTGAAGACCTGCTGCGGCGAGGGCTGGTACTACGTCGCCGTCGGCGCCCTGGCGCTGCTCAACGGGATCTTCATCCTGGCGACCGGCAAGAGCAGCAAGCAACTGGCCGGCAAGGAGGGCTGATGCTCCAGCTCCTGGCGTCGGGGGATGGAGCGCTCGTCATCCCCGTGAACTGGCAGGCCGTCGGCGTCCTGGCCACCGTGCTCGTCGGCTGGACCACGGTGTTGCTATCGGCCATCAAGTGGCTGCTCGACCGGTACGTCAAGACGATCGAGCGGCGGCTCGGGGCGCTCGAAGAGCGCGTCGGAAGAGTCTCCGATGTCGAGCGCGATCTGATGCACCTCAAGGCGTCGCTGGCGGACACCTACGTCCGGCGCGAGGACTGGATCCGCTTCATGACGTACATCGACGCCAAGTTCGACAACCTGCGGGCCGCGCTCTTCGGGCAGGGAGGGATTTTCCATGGTTGAGGAACTGACGCGCGAGCAGCGCGAGGAGGCCCGGTGGCGGCTGCTGCGGGCGATCTACTTCGGCCGGCCCCTGGCGACGGCCGACACGATCCTCTGGCGGGCGTTGCACGACATCGCGCTGCCGATCACGCTCAAGCAGGTGCGCCAGGAGCTGGATTACCTGGAGAGCCGGAAGCTGGTCGAGATCAAGAAGCGGCCCGACGTATGGCTGTCCGAGCTGACCTGGCACGGCGTGGACGTCGTCGAGTACACGGTCGACTGCGTGCCCGGCATCGCCCGGCCGCCCCAGGAGTGAGGCCGCCGTGCCCCGTCGCAACTCCGTGTCGCAACTCCCGCCCGAGATCCGGGAGTGGCTCGACCAGGCCCTGGTCGCGGGGAACTTCTCGGACTACGAACTGCTGACCGAGGAGGTGAAGAAACGCGGCTACCTGATCTCGAAGTCGTCGCTCCACCGGTATGGCCAGAGTTTCGAGGAGCGGCTGGGGACGATCAAGCGGACGTCCGAAATGGCCAAGGCCATCAAGGAATCGGTGGGCGACGACGCGGGCGCGATTGGCGAGGCCCTGACCGCCGTGATGCAGGAAAAGCTCTTCGAGATCGCGATGAAGATCGAGGACCCGGGCGACGTCGAGTTGCCCGCCCTGGTCCGCGCCATCGCCGACCTGAACCGGACGTCGGTCAGCCAGAAGAAGTGGGCCGCCGAGGTCAAGGCGAAGGCGAAGGCGGCGGCCGACCAGGTCGAGAAGGCGGCGCGGAAAGGCGGCGCGACCGAAGAGCAGGTCGCCTTCTACCGGCAAGAGATCCTGGGGATCGTGGGATGAAGTCCCCCGACGAGCCCGACCTGCAGGTCGGCGGGCTCTACTACCAGGTGTCGAACCACGCCGCCAGGCGGATGCGGCAGCGCGGCATCTCGCGATTCGCCGTGCTCACCGTGCTGATGTTCGGCGAGCACAAGCCGGCGCCCGGCGCCGCGATGAGCGTGACCTTCCGCCGGTCCAACATCCCGGCCGGCTGCGAATCCGAGTACGAGCGCTACACCGGGCTCGAGCTGATCCTGCTGGGCAACGAGGTCATCACCATCTACCGGCGGCGGAAGCGGCTGGCGAAGCGGCGGTCGCCCGGCAAGCCCCACTGGGGCAAGCGGCACCGGCCATGACCGCCGCCTTCGTCCTCCTCCCCTACCAGCGGAGCTGGGTTGCCGACCGGTCCGAAGTCAAGGTCGCCGAGAAGAGCCGGCGCATCGGCCTGTCGTGGGCGGACTCCTGCGGCGCGGTCCTGGCCGGCGCCCCGGCCGCCGGGTGGCAGGACACCTGGTACATCGGCTACACGAAGGACATGGCCGAGCAGTACATCCTCGACGCGGCCAACTGGGCGCGGGCGATGAACGTCGCGGCCCAGGCGATCGAGGATGCCGAGGACGTCCTGGATGAAGAGGATCGGAAGGCCGGCGTCAAGGCGTTCCGGGTCACGCTGTCGTCGGGCGCCCGCATCACGGCGCTGTCGAGCCGGCCGCGCAACCTGCGGTCCAAGAAAGGCCGGGTCACGATCGACGAGGCGGCCTTCCACGACGACCTGGCCGAACTCCTCAAGGCCGCCCTGGCGCTGCTCATCTGGGGGGCGCAGATCAGCATCATCAGCACGCACGACGGGGTGGAGAATGCCTTCAACGAACTGATCGGCGAGATCCGGGCCGGGAAGTGGCCGTACGCCATCCACCGGATCACCTTCGACGACGCGCTGGCCGACGGGCTGTTCCGGCGCATCTGCCTGTCGAAGGGCCAGGAATGGTCGCCGGAGGCCGAGGTGGCCTTCCGCGCCAAGATCTTCGCGCTCTACGGCTCCAACGCCCAGGAGGAGCTCCTGTGCGTCCCGCGCAACTCGGGCGGCGCCTTCTTCTCGCGGGCGCTACTGGAGTCGCGGATGGTCGACGCCCCGGTGATCCGCAAGCAGTTCGAGGACGGCTTCGAGTTCAAGCCGGAGCCCGAGCGCGTGGCGGTCGTTCAAGACTGGCTCAACGATACCTTGAGGCCCCTTCTGGCGGCCCTCGAAGGCACGGCCCGGAGTTTCTTCGGGATGGACTTCGGCCGGACGGGCGACCGGTCGGTCATCGCGCCCATCGTCGCCGGCCAGGCGCTGTCGCGCCGCATCCCGTTCCTGGTCGAGCTGGGCAACGCCCCGTTCCGGGTGCAGGAGCAGATCCTGTTCTACATCGCGGACCGGCTGCCGATGTTCATGGCCGGGGCGCTGGACGCCACCGGCAACGGCGCATTCCTGGCCGAGGTCGCCGCCCAGCGCTACGGCAGCACGCGCATCGCGCAGGTCAAGCTGTCCGAGGAGTGGTACCGCGAGGAGATGCCGCGCTACAAGGCGGCCTTCGAGGATGACCAGATCAGCATCCCGCGGGACGCCGACGTGCTCGACGACCACCGCGCCATCGTCGTGGTCAAGGGCGTGCCCAAGATCCCGGCCACCGGCCGCACCAAGGGATCGGACGGCAAGCAGCGCCACGGGGACGCGGCGGTCGCCTGCGCCCTGGCCTGGTTCGCGGCCCGGCTGGACGTGGCGCCCATCGAGTACCTGTCGCTCGGCCAGACGCGGGTCGGCATGACGCTCGCAGACTACCTGGGGGGATAGATGGCGGACAAGGAACTGTTCACGGAAGTCGCGTCGATCGCCCGCGACATCACCTGGCCCGTCTATGGCGGCATCATCCGGCCGAACGACGATACCCTCATCCAGCGCGGCGGCGGCAAGGGCCTCAAGATCTACGACGAGATCGAGCGCGACGCCCGCGCCTACTCGGTGCTGCAGAAGCGCAAAGCGGCCGTCATTAGCCGCGAGTGGTACGTCGAGGCGGCCGACGAGTCGCGTGCCGCGAGAAAGGCCGCCGACCTGGTCGAGCGGCAGCTGAAGAACGCGAACTTCGATCGGGCGTGCGAGAACCTCCTGGACGCCACGCTCAAGGGCTATGCGGTCGGCGAGTGCATGTGGCGCCGGGACGGCAGCGAGATCGTGCTGGCCCGCATCGAACCAAAGGAGCAGCGGCGCTTCTGGTTCGCGGACGATCGGAGCCTGCGCCTGAAGACCTGGGACAACCTGCTGCCCGGCCTGCCGGTCCCCGACCGGAAGTTCGTGGTGCACTCCTTCGGGGCCAAGGACGGCAACCCCTACGGGTTAGGGCTCGGGCGGGCGCTGTTCTGGCCGGTGTTCTTCAAGCGGCAGGACATCAGCTTCTGGCTGGTGTACGCGGACAAGTTCGCGATGCCGACGCCGCTGGGCAAATACCCGCCGAATGCCCAGCCAGAGGAGAAGGCGGCACTGCTCGGCACGATGGCGGCCATCGCCCATGACTCGGCCGTGGCGATTCCGGACGGCATGCTGATCGAGTTGCTCGAAGCGGCGCGGGCCGGCGGCGCGGACAGCTACGAGAAGCTCGCCCGGTACATGGATGAGCAGATCGCAGAGATCGTGCTGGGCGAGACGCTGACGACGAATGTCGGCGACGTGGGCAGCAAGGCCGCCGCGTCGGTTCACGACGGGGTCCGGCTGGAACTCTGCAAGGGCGATGCGGACAAGCTGTCCGAGACGCTCAACGACAGCGTTGTGCGCTGGATCGTCGACCTCAACCTGCCCGGGGCGCCCTACCCCAAGGTCTACCGCCAGTTCGCCGAGGAAGAGGATCTCGGGAAGCGGGCCGAGCGCGACACCAAGCTCTACGGCCTGGGCTACGAGCCCACCGAGGACTACATCCGGGAGACCTATGGCGAGGGCTGGGTGCGGCGGCAAGGACCATCTGGCCCGGCGGCCGGAACGCCCCTGCCGGTCGGGACCGGGCCCGGCGACGGCCTGGCGTTCGCGGCCGGCGATGGGCCCGACCTGATCGACCGGTACGTCGACCGGGCCGATGCTCTGGCGGCCGACGCAATGGAGGCCATCGTCGCGCCCGTGCGCGAGATGGTACGCAACGCCGGCAGCCTGGAAGCCATCCGCGACGGCTTGCTCGACCTCTACCCCAAGATGGATGGCAAGGGCCTGGCCGAGCTGATGGCGCAGGCCACCGCCGCCGCGCATATGGCGGGCCGTTACGAGGTCAGCCATGGCACCTGACGTCCAGCCGGGAAACCTCGATTTCCCCGAGGCCGCCCGGTACTTCCGGGACAAGGTCCGGCTCCCGAGCGACAAGTGGACCGACTACATGAAAGGCCAGCACGCGCAGGCGTTCGTCGTCGCCGGAGCCACGAAGGCCGAGCTGCTGAAGGATCTGCACGAGGAGATCCAGAAGGCGATCGACACGGGAACCGGCCTCGAAGAGTTCCGCGCCGAGTTCGACAAGATCGTCGACAGGCACGGCTGGTCGTACAAGGGCGGCCGAAACTGGCGGACGCGGGTCATCTTCGAGACGAACCTCCGCACTTCGTACCAGGTCGGCCGCTTCGCGCAGATGAAGGAGGCGATCGCGCTCCGGCCCTTCTGGCAGTACCGCCACGGCGACAGCCTCCACCCGCGGCCCTTGCACGTCTCCTGGGATCGCCTCGTATTCCGCCACGACGACCCCTGGTGGGCCACCCACTACCCGCCGAACGGCTGGGGATGCAAGTGCACGGTCATGTCCCTGGCCGAGGAGGATCTCGCGGACCAGGGGAAGTCCGGGCCCGATGTGGTGCCAGAGGACGGCTGGGGACCGAAGCCCGACCCGGTCACCGGCGAGAGGGTGCCGGCCGGCATCGACCCCGGCTGGGACTATCACCCGGGCGAGACGGCGCATGGCAAGCGCCTGTCAGACGAGGCGATGGCAGAATGGGACGAGCGGTCGCGAGCCGATACCTACGAGCGGCTGACGCCCGGGGACTGGCAGACGGAGGGCCGGCCGGCGAAGATCCCCGAATCGCCGGTCAAGGCGAATCCGCGGCCACCGGCCCGCACGAAAGAAGAGTTCAAGGCGGGCATGCGGGACATCCTGGGGGACGAGAAACGCGTGTTCACGGTCGGCCAAGGGGACTGGGCGCAGCCGGTCGCGGTCGATGCGGAGTCGTTCGCCGACCACGTCGATCTGGGGCGGTCGCCCTTCGCGCCCTTCATACCGGAAGTGCTCGAGGAGCCCTTCGAGGCCTGGCTCGGCTTCGAGCGCCACCGCGGTACGGGCAAGGTCGAGCTCAAGCTGACCGTCGTGAAGGCCCTGGCCGCCGAACACCGGCGGATGGTGATCGTCGCGAAGGCGAAGGACGGGCAGTTCGAGGGATTCACGATGATCCCGATGACGAACGAGGCCTACGTCAACCGGCAGCGCTGGGGCAGGCTCATCCAGGCCGCTGCCGTCGAAGAAGGACCCTCACTCCCCACGCGGCGGGGCGGGTAAGCGGCGCGGACCGTAGGGGCCGCGTCCCGGCCCGCGCAACCGTGGTCTCATTCTAGCCCTCGGAGGTTAAGGTTAGATGCCGTATGTCGAATTCGATATGAACGACACGGGCGCCCTGGCGCGGCTGAAGAAGATCGAGCAGCGCCTGGGCAACCTCAAGCCGCTCTATACCGGCATCGGTGAACACCTGCTCTTGCGGGCGCGTGAGCGGTTCGACACGACCCAGGCCGATCCCCAGGGCGCGAAGTGGAGGCCGCTGTCGAAGCGCTATGCCAGGTGGAAGGCCAGGAACTACCCGGGCAAGAAGGTACTCAGCCTAGGAGGTGCCCTCAAGGGAAGCCTAGGCTTCAAGCTTCTCGGCGACAGCGTCGTCATCGGCACCGTCAAGGGCCTGGCGCCGAAGTATGCCCGCATCCACCAGGACGGCGGCACCATCAAGCAGAAGTCCCGGACGCAGGTGAACGCCCTCGATGAGCGCGGCAAGTTCATGTCCCGGAAGAGCGCCGGTGCCAAGTACGAGATGCTTCCAGGTGGCAAGCGCAAGCGGCGTGTCTCTACCCGCATCCACATCGCGAACATCGGGGAGCGGACGATCGCCATCCCGGCCCGTCCTTACATCGGCCTGGGCGATCGCGACCGCGACCGGATCCGGAAGGACACCTTGAAGTACCTCGTCGCCCATGAGGGGTGACCGCGCAGGCGCCCCAGGAAGGCCCCTGAAACCATCCGGACGGCCCTGGGGACCTGAGACCCCCCGTTCGCAAAATTTAAATGGCTCTCAAATGGTTTTCCGGGGACATTTGGCGGACCTTCGAAGACGGCAGTAAAGCGCTTTAATCGAGTCCCGGGTCCCGGCCGCCCAAGATGGGGTCATGCCGAACGCCACCGCCAAGCCCCTCGAGATCGCCAGGCCCGGTACTTTCACGGCCTTCAACGGCCGGCGCTTCAAGCTCACCGAAGGCGATCTCAAGGCCATGGCCGCAGCCTACGACCCGGCCGTGCGCCGGGCGCCGATGGTACTCGGCCACCCGAGGCTCGACGCCCCGGCGGTCGGCTGGGTCAAGTCCCTGCGGTACGAGGGCGGCAAGCTCGTCGCCGAGCCCGACCAGGTCGAGGCCGCCTTCGCGGCGGCTGTCAACGACGGCCGGTACGGGACCGTCTCGGCCGCGCTGCTCGAGCCGTCCCAGAGCATCAACCCGAAGCAGGGCAACTACTACCTGCGTCACGTCGGGTTCCTGGGCGCGATGATCCCCGGCATCGACAGCCTGAAGCCGCCCGAGTTCGCGGCGGGCGAAGAGTACCTCGAGTTCGCGGCCGGCGGCATGTCGATGCTGGGCCGGATGGCGGCGATGGGGCAGCGGATCGCCGGCATGATGCGGCGGCGCCGCGAGGCCGTGATCGAGAAGGACGGCATGGAGGCCGCCGACAAGGAAGTCCCGGCGTGGGACCTCGACATGCTCGAAGAGGACTGCCGGGACATGGCCAAGGAAGTCGACGATGCCGGGCCCGGGTTCGCCGCGCCCGCGGACGTCCCGGCGCCGGTCGCCGGAGCGGATCTTGCCGCCCGCCTCCAGGCTCTCGAAGCAAGAGAATGTGCCATCACCGCCCGCGAGGCTGCCCTGGAGTCCCAGGCGGCCGAGTCCCGGCGTGTCGAGTTCGCTGCATACGTGGACGGCCTGGTGGCGGACGGCAAGGTTCTGCCGCCCTATCAGCCCGGCCTGGTGGCGATCCTGGCCGGCGAGGCGGGTGCGGAGTTCGCAGCCGGCCAGGACCGGTTCGAGTCCCACGCCCAGTTCATAACGACCTTCCTCGACCGGCACCTCACCCGCCAGTGGACGCCGGGAGAGGTCGCCAAGCCCGAGCCCGAGGCCCCCGCGGGTGCAACCTTCGCGGCGCCGCCCGGCTACACGGTGAGCGCCGAGTGGCTCGATGTCCACGAGAACGCCTTGCGCTACCAGGCGGCTCACCCCGGCACCAGTTACCTGGACGCTGTCCGCGCCGTAGGAGGGCGCTAGCCGATGACCCTATCTGCCAAGAGTCTGCTCGACCTCACGGTGACCGCCACCGGCGCGATCACCAAGTACCGTGCCGTCAAGGTCGGCTCGGGCGCCCAGGCCACGGTTCAGGGCGAACGGGTCCTGGGCATCGCCCAGACCACGGCGGCCACGGGCGATGACATCAACGTCACCGTCAAGGGCACGTCGATCGCCGAAGCCGGCGCGGCCATCAGCAAGGGCGCCCGCCTCATCATCGACGCCCAGGGCCGCGTGATCACGGCCGGTACCTTCGCGGTGGCCAACCCGGCCATCGCCCGCGACGACACCAAGATCTCGGCGTCCGCGCCGGCCATCACCCGCGACGACACGAAGATCTCGGCCGCCGCGCCGGGCATCGCCGTCGACGACACCAAGCTCACCGTCGACGCCGGAGCGGTGCCTGTCACCTCGACGGCTGCCGACGGCGCCATCATCTCGGCCGCCGCCGGATTCCTCACCCCGTCGGCCGGGGCCATCACCACCGTGGATGGGTTCATCACGGCGGCGGCGCCGGCGATCGCCACCCAGGCCGGCTTCATCACCGCCACCCAGGGAGCGCTGACGGGATCGGTGCTCCCCGAGCATGCCTTCGCCACGGCCCTGGAGGCCGCGTCCGGCGCGGGCGTCTTCATCGAGATCCTACTCGACTAGTCGTCGCAATCCCCTGGTAGACGGGGTTCCCCGGTAGCCATACCCAGATCGCAAAGCAGGAGACTTACGAAATGGCAGACAGCCTGTCTCAAGTCCGAGTCATCAACCCGGTCCTGTCGACCCACGCGCAGGGCTACCGGAACGCCGAGCACGTCCACCACCTGCTCTTCCCGCGGGTGCCCGTCTACGTGTCGGGCGGCCAGGTGCTGGAGTTCGGGAAGGAAGCGTTCAAGGCCTACAGCACGCTGCGGGCCCCCGGCTCGACCACGCGGCGCCTCAACATCGGGTACACGGGCAAGCCGTTCGCCCTGAAGAACCACGCCCTGGAAGGCCAGGTGCCCCGCGAGCACTTGCGGGACGCGGCCGTCACGCCGGGCATCGACCTGGGCACGCGCAGTGTCAACACGGTCATGAGGGCGCTGCAGCTCGAACTCGAGATCGAGGCCGCGGACCTGGCCACCGACCTCAACAACTACGACGCCAGCCACAAGGTCACCCTGGCCGGCGGCGACAAGTGGTCGACCGCGACGGGGACGCCGCTCGACGACATCTGGACCGCCAAGGAAGCGGTCCGCACGTCGGCGGGCCTGTACCCCAACACCGCGATCTTCGGTGCGGTCGCCTGGAAGGCGTTCATCCTCAACACCCAGGTCAAGGACCAGGTCAAGTACACCATCAACGACACGGTGACCGAGGAGCAGGCCGCCCGCATCCTGCAGCTCGACAAGGTGGCGGTCGGGAAGTGCGTGAAGGCCGCCGACGACGGCACGATGTCGGACGTCTGGGGCAACTTCGTGGTCCTGGCCTACACCGAGCTGGGCAGCCCCGCCCAGGAGGCCCCGTCGTACGGCTACTGCTACACGATGGACGGCCATCCGCTGGTCGAGGAAGCCTACTACGACCCGAACACGAAGAGCTGGATCTACCCGGTCGCCTACGAGCGCGTGCCGGTCCTGTCCGGCATCGTGGCGGGCTACGTCATCAAGGATCCCAACTAGTCGCAATCCCCTGGTCGCGGGGGCGGGCGGAACCCGTTCCCCGTCAGGATACTCCACGGGAGTACTGGAATGCCCGAGAAGCAGGTCGTGGCCGTGCAGCCCATCAAGCACGGCGGGGCGGTTCACCGCCCGGGCGAGACCTTCGTCTGCGACGAGCGCGTCGCGCTCGCCCTGGTCGGAGGCGGCGACGCGGAATGGCCCGCGGCGCCGGAGGCCGAGGAGCAAGATGCACCCCCCGATGACGCGGGTCTGGGCGGCGCGGCCAAGAGCGATGGGGCAGTAGTCGCCGAAGAGGGCAAAGCTACTGGACCGGCGGACGCGAGCGCACCCGGCGACGGGGAAGCCGCCGAGCCCGCGCAGGCAGACGGCGCAGCAACGCCCGAGGACCCGCCGAGCGCATCCGGCATGGAGGGGTCCGAGGCGGCGCCGGAAGCCGATGGCGCGGCAACCGAGCCCGAGCCCAAAGCGAAGGGTAGGAAGGGCCGGAAGTAGGCCATGCCCTACGCCACAAAGCAGGATCTCCTCGATCGGTTCGGCCAGGCCCAGATCATCGAGATCAGCGACAAGGCCGGCGCAGGCTCGATCGATGACACGGTCGTGACTCGCGCCCTGGGCGACGCCGAGGCGACGATCGACTCATACCTCGGCGGTCGATACATGCTGCCGCTGACCTCGGTGCCGGACCGGCTGAAGATCGCCGCATGCGACATTGCCCGGTACCAGATGTACGAGCGGGACGCCACCGAGGAGGTCACGACCCGGTACAAGGACCAGATCCGGTGGCTGGAGCTGGTGGCGCAGGGCAAGGTCAGCCTGGGGCTAGACGCGGCCGACCAGGTCACCGCGACTCCCTTCGTACCCGAGCTTTCCGGGCCCGACCGCGTGTTCAGCGACACGACGCTGTCGGACTTCGTCGGGGGGCTCTGATGGCCGTCCCGAGTCCGGCGACCTACCAGGACCAGGCGGTCCAGGCCATGAAGGCCGTGCTCGGGGCCAGCACCGAGTTCATGGCGGCCTCGGCGCTGCCTGGCGCGACCGGCAAGGTGCTCCGGGTCGACGCCTACGACGCCTTCGTGCCGCGGGTGGCCACGTCGGGCGACGTCTACTGCGGTGTGTTCCTGCTGGGCGACCAGCTCGGCGGCACCAAGACGATCAACCGCCAGGAGCGTCTGACCGACGTGGCGGTACTGGTCTTCGGGAAGACGACAGTCGGGCAGGAGCAGCACCAGCGGACGGGCCGGCCGGTGCTCTGGCAGGACTGCGCCCGCGCAGCAAGCGTGGTCACCAAGCTCGTGGCCCAGGAGACCCACGGCGGGGGCGGCCGGTTCGACGGCTTCGCGCCGATCGCCGACGTGCTCAAGACCGAGGTCGAGGAAGACCACGACGAGTCGAAGTCCCAGTACTCCGTGACCGCCACCAGCGTGGTCCGGATGCACGTGTACCTGCAGATCGGAGCCTAGCGATGGACGATGCCCAGACCAAGCCGGCGCCGCGCCGCGCCCCGCGCCAGGCGGAAGTCGGCAAGGCGGCCGTCCGGATGACCGAGGTCCGCGGGGCCGAGGCCTTCCCGGCCGGCGACCCTCGGGCCGGGGCCTTCGCGGCGAACACCCTGTACCGGGTGCCCGAGGACGTCCCCCCGGCCACCGCAGAGGCCCTGGTGGCGGGCGGCGGATACGAGTGGTGCGAGCGGCCGGCGCCGCAGGGAGAGTAATCGATGACGGTTCAAGTCGGGACCCGCAACCGGGTCGGCTTCAGCACGGCCGAGGTGACCTTCGGGACCAGCCCCGGCGTCACCGGGGCCAAGTCCTGGCCCTTCGAGGGGGAGCGGCCCAAGGTCATCCCGATCACCATCGACGACAACGGGAAGCTCATTGGCGTCTACGAGAAGGGCCGGCAGTCCGTCGTCGCGGGCTACCGCACGGAGTGGTCCGGCACGTTCGCCTTCGGGTTCGATTGCCTGGCCTACTGGCTGTTCCGCGCGTTGGGCACCCTCAACACGTCCGGCATGGGGCCGTACGACCACGTCATCACCAACAAGCAAGGCCAGCTCGACACGTTCACGATGTTCTGGCAGGACGCCAACACCACGGCCACCAAGCTCGAAGAGTTCACCGGCATGGTCTGCAAGTCGCTCGAAATCGGCGGACGGGCCGGCGGGGACATGTACATCCGGCCGACGCTCATCGGCCGAGGCAGCCATCCGGAGACCATCCTGGCGATGCCCGGCCAGTCGACCGAGGCCATCAACCCGTTCAACAACATCACCGTGGTGAACCTCGGCGGGACCATCACCTGGGCGACCGGCGCCGTGGCAGGCGGGACCAGCTACGTCGACCAGCTCGAGGAGTGGTCGCTCACGATCACCAACGACCTGGTCGAGAACCGGTACGGGGCCAACAGCCTCTATCCGAAGTCGTTCCCCCGCACCGGCGTCAACTTCGCCACCAAGGGGCTCATCGACTGGGAAGAGAATGCCCTGGCGGGCAACCTCGCGGCCGTCGAGGCGCAAACCACGAAGACCATGCTCATCAAGGCCGTCAACGGCACGTCGTCGGCCATCCTGGGCCTGTCCAAAGTGTTCTTCAAGGACCCGGGCGTCGGCGGGATGCGCGACGTCCTTAAGTGGGCCTTCGACGGCGAGGGCAAGTACGACGAGACGGCGGCCCTGGCCGCGAAGTTCTTCGTCACGAACGGCACCGCAT